GTTATGCACAAGGTGATGTAGAACTTACATCATTTATGTGTAAAACTGCTCAAATGCCTTCATCAGTGATTGCACCTATCCCGGTTTTATTCCGAGGTAGACAATTACAAATAGCTGGTGACAGAACATTTGACCCTTGGACAATTACTGTTATTAACGATGTCGGCTTCGAAGTTCGAAATGCAATGGAACGTTGGATGAACGGCATTAACAATCATAACGAAAACACAGGATTATCAAATCCAACAGATTACCAGGCAGATGCAATTGTAGAACAATTGAATAAAGCTGGAGAAGTTACAAAGAGATACGACTTTAGAGGTCTATTTCCTACTAACATATCTGAAATTGAAGTCAGTTATGATTCAGAAAATACTATTGAAGAGTTTACTGTTGAATTCCAGGTACAATACTGGGAATCAAACACTACTTCGTAGTTGATTATAAATAATATTAGATGAGGGGATTTAGTATCCCCTCGGATAATATGAGGTGAAATATGGCAGAATTTTTTGGATTTGAAATAAACAGAAAAGGCAAAGGAAAAGAACCTTTAAGGCCTTCTTTTGTACCACGTACCGATGGAGATGATGGCGCTGGCGTTATAAAAGCTGGTGGACATTTTGGTGCGTATATTGATATGGATGGCGATAAAGCCAAATCTGATGTCGATTTAATAATGAAATATAGAGATATTTCCTCACAGCCTGAATGTGATGCTGCAATTGAGGATATCGTAAATGAGGCGATTGTTGGAGACCATGATGAGGCTCCAATTAATTTAGTTTTAGATGAATTAGAAATATCAGATAAGATAAAAGAAACCATTAAACATGAGTTTGATTCAATTCTTTCCATGTTAGGTTTTAATTCATATTCACATGATATATTTAGAAAATGGTATGTTGATGGTAGATTACCTTACCACATTATTATTAATAATGAACAACCAAAGCAAGGAATTAAAGAATTAAGATATATAGACCCAGCAAAATTAAGAAAGGTCAAAGAAGTTGAAGAACAGAATGACCCAAAGACTGGTGCTAAAATAATAAAAAAAGTAGATGAATACTTTTTATATCAAGATAAATCATTAAATGCTGCAGACCAAGGTGTTAAAATATATCCTGATGCTATAGCATATTGTACATCTGGTATGATGGACCCATCACGTAAAAAGATATTATCTTATTTGCACAAGGCACTTAAACCAGTTAACCAATTAAGAATGATGGAAGACTCTGTTGTGATATACAGAATATCAAGAGCTCCAGAACGAAGAATATTTTACATTGATGTTGGTAACTTACCAAAAGGTAAGGCTGAAGAATACCTAAGAGGTATTATGAATCAATATAGAAATAAATTGGTTTACGATGCAAAAACTGGCGACATTAAAGATGACAGAAAACATATGTCAATGTTGGAGGACTTTTTCTTACCTCGTAGAGAAGGCGGAAGAGGTACCGAAATAACAACATTACCTGGTGGAGAAAACTTAGGACAAATAGATGATATATTATATTTTCAAAAGAAATTATATAAATCACTCAATGTACCGGTTAATAGATTAGAGCAGGAAGCACAATTTAGTTTAGGCAGAACATCTGAAATAACAAGAGACGAAGTTAAGTTTAAGAAATTTATTGATAGGTTGAGAAAAAGATTTTCTGACCTATTCATGCAATTACTTAAAACACAATTATTGTTAAAAGGAATATGCACACAAGAAGATTGGAAAAGTTGGAAGGAAAGTATTGCCTTTGATTATATTGAAGATAACTACTTCTCTGAATTAAAACAATCTGAAATGATAAGAGAAAGATTTGATATGTTATCATCACTAGATGAGCATATAGGTAGATTCATATCCAATGAGTGGGTAAGAAAGAATGTACTTCGATTTAACGATGAAGAAATTGAAACCATTCAAAAACAAATTGATGGGGAAAATAAGGACGGTGAAAATGATATGCCGGACCCAAATGACCCTAGATTTGATTAACTGAGATATAAAATCTTATAAATATATAAACAAGGAATAATAAAATGGCAATAAATGATTTGATAAAAAATTTAAAAGATGGCGATAATGTGAATGCAAATAAAGAATTTGATTCACTTATGGCCGATAAAATTACAGCTTCATTAGATGCAAAGAAAATAGAATTAGCATCTACTATGGCTGAAAGAAAAAAAGAAGAAGAATAGATGCATACATTTGTTGAATTAAGAGAGAAGCTCAAATTAGCTTCTGGCGAAAAGAAGGTTACATCTTCTAAAGCTGGTAAGCGAAAAAATGTTGAGGTTATTATTACCAAAAAAGGTAGTAAATTTGGAGTTTATGTAGATAACGAATTACTCGATAATAACTACAAAAATGAAAAAGAGGCTCAAAAAGCAGCAGATGATATGATAAAACTGTTAGGAATATAACATGAAGTTAATAACAGAATATGTAGAACAAGAATTAGATGTAATATGTGAGGCCAAAAAGAATGGAGAAAAAAGTTACTTCATCGAAGGCGTCTTTATGCAATCTAACAAAAAGAACAGAAACGGTAGAATATACGAAAAGAAAACTATGGAGAAAGCCTTAGAAAAGTATGTTACCGAACAAGTTAAAACAGGGAGAGCTGTTGGAGAGTTAAATCATCCAGAAGGACCAACAGTAAACCTTGATAAAGTTTCGCACAAGATCACAGACTTGCATTGGCAAGGAAATGATGTTGTGGGTAAAGCATCAATCCTTAAGACCCCAATGGGTAAAATCGTAGAAGGTTTACTCGATGGCGGTGTTAAGCTTGGTGTATCAAGTCGTGGTATGGGAAGTCTTGTACAAAAGAATGGTGTCAGCTATGTGGGGGATGACTTTATGTTATCTACTATAGATATAGTCCAGGACCCTTCAGCTCCAAGTGCATTTGTAAATGGAGTTATGGAAGGTGTTGACTGGGTATGGGATAATGGCATTATTAAAGCACAAGATATTGAAGGAATTGAGACTGAAATTAAAAGTGCTTCAAGTAAAAATTTACCTGAAGTAGAGATTAAAGCTTTTAAAAATTTCCTCTCTAAATTAAATCTAAAATCATAGGAGAAAACTATGTCAGACGACGCTATAAATAATGTTGCTGAAGAAGTAGTTGAAACTGTTGAAGAAGAGCAAGTAGACGAGCTCGTGGAAAATGAAGAAATTTTAGACGAGGAAGTTGAAAGCATTGAAGAAGGCAAGCATGAAGATGAGGAAGAAGAGCACGAACCTAAAAAGGAAACTGTTTCTGTTCCAAAAACCAAAGCAGGCGTAATTCAAGCAGCAGTCGAAATGCTTAAGAAAGCAAGAAAAGAGGACGCGCAAAAAATGTTCTCAAAGATGGCTCTAGGCAGTGATGAAGAAGAATCAGTCAAATCAGCTGACGATGCAGTTAAATCAGTATCAAAAGTTGCAGACCCAAAAGCTAAAGCGAAAGTAGAAGCTATTGATTTTGACGAAGATTTAGAAAACATCATTAAAGAAGAGGCAACTCTTTCTGATGGGTTCCGTGATAAAGCTCAAGCAATCTTCGAAGCAGTGTTAACATCTAAGTTAACATCTGAAATCGACAGATTAGAAGCTGAATACGCGCAAAATCTTGAAGAAGAAGTTACTGAAGTCCAAGAATCTCTAGTAGAGAAGGTAGATTCATACCTTAACTATGTAGTTGAAAATTGGATGAAAGAGAATGAGGTTGCAGTAACAAACGGTCTAAGAACCGAAATTGCTGAAGACTTTATGACTTCACTACAATCAGTGTTTAAAGAACACTACATCGAAGTACCAGAAGGTAAGGTTGACCTTGTTGATGAACTCAACGAGTCAGTGACTGAGCTAGAGGAAACTTTAAATAAAACCACAGAAGATAATATTTCACTACATCAAAAAGTTCAAGAATTTGAAAAGCAAGAAGTAGTAAGAGAACAATCTTCAGGGCTTGCACAAACTGAAGCTGAGAAATTAGCATCTTTAGTGGAAGGTATTGAATTTGATAACAAAGAAAACTTTGAATTAAAAGTTAAAACTGTTAAAGAATCATACTTCAAAGCTGAAGAAGTTACTGAATCAGTTGACGAGGTTGATAGTTTATTAGGTGAAGATAATGTTTCAGAAGAAACTGTATCTGAATCAATGGCTAGATACACACAAGCTATAACTCACTTTAAAAAATAAGGGAAACAAAAAATGTTTAACGCAGACGCAAAACTAATGGAAAAATGGGGTCCTGTTCTCGACCACGAGTCAGCTCCAGAAATTTCCGACAGATATAGAAAAGCTGTAACAGCTAGACTATTAGAAAACCAAGAGGTTGCCCTACAAGAAGAAAGAGCACAAGCACAAGGAAATTTTATTTCTGAAGCTGCAGCAGCTAACAATATTGGTTCAGGTTCAGCACCGAATAACATCGGTACTTTTGACCCAGTATTAATTTCTTTAGTACGTAGAGCTATGCCTAACTTGATTGCATATGATATCGCTGGTGTTCAACCAATGAGTGGTCCTACAGGACTTATCTTTGCAATGAAATCAAAATACAGTTCACAATCTGGAACAGAGGCTTTATTCAATGAAGCTGATACAGATTTCTCTGGAACTGGTACACATCAAGCTGACCCAACAGGGTTAAGTGGTGTTACAGACGCTGACACAGACGGCACAATTGCAGACGAAGCAGACACAGTATCAACATTTGGTTCTGGTCTTTCTACTGCAGCTGCTGAGAGATTAGGTGTTGGTGAAACTGGTGACGGTGCTTACGGCGAAATGGCTTTCACTATTGAGAAATCAACTGTGACTGCTAAGTCAAGAGCTCTAAAAGCTGAGTACACAATGGAATTAGCACAAGACCTTAAAGCAATCCACGGATTGGATGCTGAAGGCGAACTTGCAAACATCTTATCTGCTGAAATCTTAGCTGAAATCAACAGAGAAGTTGTTAGAACAGTTCTTAAAACTGCTAAAATTGGTGCTCTTCAGAACTCTACAGCACTAAGTGGTGTATTTGATGTTAACACAGACTCAGACGGAAGATGGATGGTTGAGAGATTCAAAGGCTTAATCATGCAAATCGAAAGAGAGTGTAACGTAATCGCTAAAGAAACAAGAAGAGGTAAAGGTAACTTTATCCTATGTTCTTCAGACGTAGCTTCAGCTCTTGCAGCTGCTGGTATGTTAGATTACACACCTGCTCTTTCAGCTAACCTAAACGTTGATGACACAGGTAATACTTTTGCTGGTGTTCTTAACGGAAGAGTTAAAGTTTACATTGACCCATATTCAACTGTTGACTTTGTATGTGTTGGTTACAGAGGTACTAACCCATACGATGCTGGTTTATTCTATTGCCCATACGTTCCTTTAACCATGGTTAAAGCAGTTGGTGAGAATGACTTCCAGCCAAGAATAGGATTCAAAACAAGATACGGAATGGTTGCTAACCCTTACGTAGCTCTTGACAATGTTGGTTCAGACAGAAGTAACCAATATTTCAGAATCTTCAGAGTTGACGACATTATGGTGTAAACCTAATTAGTTAAATCTAATTCTTAAGGGGTCTTTTTAGGCCCCTTTTTTT